TAGTACAAGAAAGATCACATTAAAACAAATAAATGATGCAGTTGAAGCATCCATACCAGTAGCAGAGGCAGCTTTTGGAAGAGCAAATACTGCAGTAACAAACGCTGCAACTGCCGATCAAAAAGCATTAAGTGCCGGTAATTACGCCAATTCTTCTTTTAATCGTGCAAACAGTTCATTAAATGTAAGTGTTGGTGGTACGATTACTGGCGATATGACAATCAATGGAAATCTTACAGTTTCTGGTTGCACTGCTTCTTTACAAGTTTCTACACTTAGAACAAATGATCCTGTTTTAGATTTAAGTTTTGGAACAGTAGGTAATCCAACACAAAATGCTGGTATTAGAATTTTAAGAGGTGATGAATTACCAGTTCAAGTTAGATGGAATGAAGTTTCAGATAAATGGCAATTTACAAATGATGGTACATCATACACAAACTTAGGTGAAATTATAGGTCTTGATAATGAATTTATTCTGGCTTCTTCTAACACAGCAAATACTGGTAACTTAATTGCTCAACGAGCCTATGACAATTCAAATAGTGCTTACTTATTAGCAAACTTAAATGCACAATTATCACTTGCAAATTATAATTCTATACAAGCATTTGGTAATGGAACAGGTACAATTACAGTTACAAGTGTTACTGCAAACACTTTAACATTTGGTGGGTCTTTATACGCTAATGCAGCTTACGATGCAGCTAATACTGCTGACCAAAGAGCAGTAACATCTGGTAATTATGCAAATGCAGCTTATAGTGTTGCTAATACTTCTGACCAAAGAGCAGTAACATCTGGTGATTATGCCAATTCAGCATTTGGTGTTTCTAACACCGCAGATCAAAGAGCAGTAACATCTGGCAGTTATGCTAACTCTTCTTATTTTCATGCTAATGCTGTATTTAATTTAGCAAATACATTCACGACAGAAGCTTCAACAGCAGGTAATTATGCCAACTCAGCATTTGGTGTTGCTAATACTTCTGACCAAAAAGCAGTAACATCTGGTGACTATGCCAATTCAGCATATTTACAGGCCAATACGCCAAGTCATGTTGCAAACTCTGCTGGTGACTATGCTAATGCAGCTTATAGTCAAGCAAATACTGCAACGACAAATGCAGCACAAGCAGATCAAAGAGCAGTAACATCTGGTAGTTATGCCAATTCTGCATTTATTGAAGCCAATAGTGCATCTTCTGGTGTAATTATTGCAGATCAAAAAGCTACAACTGCTGGTTCTTATGCAAATAGTGCATACTTACTTGCTAATGTTGCAGACCAAAGAGCAGTAACAAGTGGTAGTTATGCTAATGCGGCTTATGCAACGGCCAATACTTTAAATGGATTGTTATCTGGTAATAATTTATCAGTAACAGGTAATGTTATAGTTACAGGAAATTTAGTTTCATCTAAAATTGTTTATAGTACAAATAATTCAGTAACACAAATTACATCAAGAGAAACAGGAGTAATTTTGCACAACACTTCTGGTGATGTAACATTATTTTCTCATTCTATGACGGCTGGTGAAGTTAATGTTATATCAGTAACAAATAATAAAGCAAGATCAGGAGATATTGTTATTTGTTCTGTAGAAGAAGGTTCAGTTGGAAGTTATCTTTCTGGTGGATATGTACCATCAAATGGTTTAATACTCCTTTGGATTACAAACATAACCAGTTCAACAACAGCTTCTGAGTCTCCAAAAATTAGATATATTATAATTCAACCGACAAATGTGTAATTTATTATGAAAAAAACAAATGAAAAATTATCAGAAGTGCTTGACATTGACCCAATAAACTATGATAATATTGAGGTAATTAGTGAACCAAGAAATCAAATAAACGATGATGCAGAATTTGCTCGTCAAAATATTCGTGAGTTAATTGAAAAAGGCAACGATGCTATGGACAATTTATTAATGGTTGCAAAACAATCTGATCATCCAAGAGCTTATGAAGTTGCGGCAAATATGTTAAAGAGTCTCACTGATATGAATAAAGATTTAATGGAAATACAAAAACGCAAAAAAGATTTAGAACCAAAACAATTAGATTCATCACCAGGTATAAATGTAGACAAAGCTGTTTTTATTGGTTCAACAAAAGAATTAATTAAAGCTTTAAAGGCAAAAGATTAATGAACTATACACAAGAAATATTAAATGTACTTCAACAAATAAATGCAAACACAAATGCAAACTATGTTGAAGTAAAAAATCAAGTTCAAGAAATCGTTGAACAATTAGAAACAGAGGAATAAAAATGGAAACATTAATTGGATTGATGGGAAAAGTTCTTGCTGATGCATATGCATTTCAGTTAAAAGCAAATCTCTATCATTGGAATGTAGAAGGACCTAATTTTCCACAATACCACGATTTTTTTGGTAAATTATATGAAGAAGTTTTTGGTGCCGCAGATGAAATCGCAGAACAAATTCGTGCGTTAGATGCATATGCACCAGGTTCATTTACAAAATTTTTAGAATTGACTGATATAGAATGTGAAATGAATCAGCCGACTCCAATAGAAATGATAAGAAAGTTATCAGAAGACAATGATAAAGTTCTTGCAACATTAAACTTAACACTTAAACTTGCTGATGAATTTGATAAACAAGGTCTTGTAGATTATCTTGCAGGTAGAATTGATATACATAATAAACATGGATGGATGCTTCGCAGCATTATAAAATAATGACAGTAGATGGTTATTTAGGAAATCAAAATTTAAAAAAAGTCGGTGTTGAAATACAGTATACAGAAGAACAAGCTGTAGAAATTGCAAAGTGTATTGAAGATCCTGTATATTTCATCAGAACTTATGTAAAAATTGTCAATGTTGATAAAGGTCTTGTACCTTTTGATATGTGGCCATTTCAAGAAGAAATGGTCAGATCTTTTCATTCAAATCGTTTTTGTATTTCTAAAATGCCACGACAGGTTGGTAAAACAACCACCACAGTCAGTTATATGTTATGGTGTGTTTTATTTAACGATGAATATAATATTGCGATATTAGCAAATAAAGGTGGTCTTGCACAAGAGATTCTATCTCGTTTGCAAAAAGCTTATGAGTATTTACCTCTTTGGTTACAACAAGGTATTATTGTTTGGAACAAAAGAAATATAGAACTAGAAAATGGTTCTAAAATATTTGCCTATGCAACATCAGCTTCTGGTGTCCGTGGTGGTTCTTACAATTTAATCTTTCTTGATGAGTTTGCATTTGTGCCACACAATATGGCTCAAGATTTTTTCCAATCAACTTATCCTGTTATATCTTCTGGTTCTACATCAAAAGTAATCATTGTATCTACTCCAAATGGACTAAATTTATTCTATAAGATGTGGACAGATGCAATTGAAAAAAGATCTTCTTATGTACCTGTTGAAGTTCACTGGTCAATAGTACCAGGTAGAGATGAAAAATGGAAAGAAGAAACAATACGAAATACCTCTGAAGAACAGTTTAGAGTGGAGTTTGAGACAGAGTTTATTGGTTCTTCAGCAACATTAGTGTCTGGTGTTAAATTAAGATCAATGGCATTTCACAATGCAATTCACACAGAAGAAGGTCTTGATATTTACAAACAACCAGAAAAAAACAGACTTTATATTTGTACAGTAGATTGTTCTGAAGGTGTAGAAAGAGACTACTCTACAATCAATGTAATAGATGTAACTGAAGTACCATATAGACAAGTTGCAAAATATCGCAATAATAAGCTGCCATTGTTATTTTTTCCAACTATAATTTATTCAATTGCAAAAAAATATAACGAAGCTTTTGTATTAATTGAAACAAACAATGTTGGCCAACAAGTAGTAGATATTTTACACTATGATTTAGAATATGAAAATGTATATAAGATTGATCACCACCATATAAAAGGTCAGACTATTTCTGGTGGTTTTAAAAGAGCTTCTAACTTTGGTATTAAAACCACCAAAACGGTCAAAAAAATTGGTTGTGCAAATCTGAAAACACTCATAGAATCAGACAAATTAATCATTAATGACTTTGATACCATTGCAGAATTAAATACTTTTACAAGACAAAAAGATTCTTATGCGGCTGAAGAAGGTAATAATGACGATTTGGTCATAGGATTAGTACTTTTTGCATGGTTAACTGCACAAACTTATTTTAAAGATGCGACAAATATTGATATCCGAAAAGTACTTTTAGAAGAAAATAATATGTTGGGTGAAGAAGAATTGGTTCCAGTAGGTATCATTGACGATGGAAGAGAAGAACCGATTAAAGATTCTAGTGGTGGTTATTGGTCAGAGATAATGGACAGAGGTTATAAAACCTCAAGTTTCTAAAAACATAAATAGACTATAAAAGAATTATTCAGCCTGAAAAAAGGAGATAAAAAATGGCTTTTCAACTATCACCAGGTGTGAATGTCTCAGAAGTTGACTTAACAACAGTCGTACCTTCTGTGGCAACTACTGTTGGTGGATTTGCCGGTAATTTCAATTGGGGACCTGTGGATGAAATTGTAACAATTAATAATGAAGTTCAACTAGTAGAAAGATTTGGTAAACCAGACAGCAACACCTTCACATCATTCTTTACCGCAGCAAACTTTTTGTCATATGGCAGTCAGCTTCGTGTTGTTCGTTCAGCTGGTTCAACATCTAATAATGCTACGACAACTTTTGGCACTGGAGTAAGAATAGATAATAGAACAGATTATGAACAGAATCATTCATCTGGTTCAGTAAACATACGTTTTGCTGCAAAATATCCTGGATCCTTAGGTAATTCACTAAAAGTTTCTATGTCTGATGCAAATACTGCTTCAAACTGGCCATATGTTAATGAATTTTCTTCTGCTCCAGCTAATACAGCTTTTGCTGAATCTAAAAATATTGAAGAAGACGAATTACATTTAGTTGTACTAGACACTACAGGAATAATTTCTGGAAGAGCCAATACAATTATTGAAAAATTTGGATTTTTATCTAAGGCATCCGATGCAAGAAATAGTGATGGAACATCCAATTACTACAAAGATGTTATCAATTCTAAATCAAAATATATTTGGTGGTTAAGTCATCCTACTGAAACGACAAACTGGGGGCAAACATCAACTTGGATTGCACAAAATGATCCTGATAGATTATTTGACTCTTTAAGTGTAACTGATTACACATTTTCAAATGGCTCAGATATACAACCTACTCAAAATCAAGTTGCAAATAGTTACAATCTTTTTGATAATCCTGATTCAATAGATGTTTCTTTGATCATGACCGGAAAAACTGTTGGTGATACAGTACCAGACCAATTAATTAGTATTGCCGAATCTAGAAAAGACTGTTTAGTTTTTCTTTCGCCAGAATTAGATGATGTTGTAGATGCAAATGGAAACGAAACAACTAATATTTTAAACTTAAGAAACACAATTACATCTTCATCTTTTGCTGTAATGGATTCTGGATGGAAATATCAATATGATAAGTACAATGACGTTTATCGTTGGGTACCTCTTAATGGTGATGTTGCAGGACTTTGTGCGAGAACCGATTTGGAGAGAGATCCTTGGTTTTCACCAGCTGGATTTAATCGTGGGCAAATTAAAAATGTTGTTAGATTGGCATGGAATCCTACAAAAGCAGATAGAGACAATCTTTACAAATCCGGCATTAATCCTGTAGTTACTTTTCCAGGTGAAGGTACAATTCTTTACGGTGATAAAACATTACTTTCTAGACCAAGTGCATTTGATAGAATTAATGTTCGCAGATTGTTTATTGTTCTTGAAAAAGCAATTGCAAGAGCGGCTCGTTCTTCACTGTTCGAGTTTAATGATGAATTTACAAGAGCTCAATTTGTAAATCTTGTTGAACCATTTTTGCGTGATGTTCAAGGTCGCCGTGGTATTTTCGACTTTAGAGTTGTTTGTGACACCACAAATAACACACCAGAAGTAATTGACCGTAATGAATTTGTTGGTGATATTTACATTAAACCAGCAAGATCAATAAACTTTATTCAGCTTAATTTTGTTGCTGTTCGTACTGGTGTTTCGTTTAATGAAATCGTTGGACAGTTCTAATAAATAAGAGAGATAGGAGAAAATTTAAATGGCATTTAATATTAACGAATTCCGCTCTCAAATGCAAGGTGATGGTGCAAGACCAAACCTATTTGAAGTAACGATGCCTTTTCCAGCATTTTCGTTACCAGGAAACGCACAGACAAAATTATCATTTATGTGTAAGACAGCACAACTTCCAGGTTCTACCATAGGAGTTGTACCTGTTCAATATTTTGGTCGTGAACTAAAATTTGCAGGTAATAGAACATTTGCCGATTGGACAATTTCTGTTATCAATGATGAAGATTTTGTTGTGCGTAATGCATTTGAGCGTTGGATGAATGGCTTAAATAGTCATACACTTAATGTTCGTAACCCAGCAGCACAAGCTCCTTTAGGATATACTGTTGATTCTGAAGTAAGACAATATGCTAAAAATGGAAGTGTAATTAAAAAGTATAAGTTTGTTGGTGTATTTCCATCAGACATTACTCCAATTGATGTTGATTGGGGTTCTAATGATACAATTGAGGAGTTTGCTGTAACTCTTTCCTACCAGTGGTGGGAATCAGTAGAAGACGGCGTGGTTTGATAAGGAAAGAGCTTTTGCTCTTTCCTTCTTTTATAGGATTATTACATAGTGGCTATTAAACTTTTTGGTTTTACTTTTGGTAAAAGAGACATTGTTCAGGTAGAAAAACCTGAACAGTCTTCTTTTGCTCTTCCAACGGAAGCAATGGATGATGGTGCAGTTACCATCACATCAAATGCTTATTACGGTACTTATGTAGACTTAGAAGGTTCTATTCGCAATGAATTGGAACTGATCACAAGATACCGTGAAATGTCAAATCATCCTGAACTTGAAATGGCAATTGATGAAATTGTCAATGAATCTATTACCTACACTCTAGATAATCGTGTAGTTGACATTAACTTAGATAAACTAAAAACTACAGATTCTATTAAGAAAAAAATATCTGAAGAATTTGAAATGGTTCTAAGGTTATTAAATTTTCAAAATTTAGCTTCAGATCTTTTTAAACGTTGGTATATTGATGGTAGAATGTACTATCACATTGTAGTAAACGAAAAAAATCCAAAAGAAGGTATACAAGAACTTCGTTATGTTGACCCTAGAAAAATAAGAAAAATTAGAGAAGTAAAAACTGGCAAAGATCCAAAAACAGGTGCAACAGTTATACTTTCTACCGCAGAATATTATGTATTTAATGACAAAGGTACAACAACACAAAATTACACAGCATCTACAAATTCTGGTTTAAGAATTTCACCAGATTCAATTATAAACATTAACTCTGGTTTGATGGATGCAAAAAATACTTTTGTCATTTCATATTTACACAAAGTAATTAAACCACTTAATCAATTGAGAATGATTGAAGATGCTGTAGTCATTTATCGCATCTCAAGAGCTCCAGAACGCAGAATATTTTACATTGATGTTGGTAATTTACCAAAAGGTAAAGCAGAACAATATCTTCGTGATGTAATGATTAAGTATCGCAATAAGATGGTTTATGATGCATCTACTGGTGAGTTAA